CGGCGTCATCGATGCCCTGCAGACCATGGGCGTCTTCGCCTTCGACTGCCAGTTCGCAGGACAGGCGGACAACCCGCTTAAGTTCTACAACAAGCGCGCCCAGATCCTCTGGGATTCCGCTCAATGGGTGAAGTCAGGGGGCAGTATGCCCTATGACGCCGAACTCCGTCAGGAGATGACCACGGTGACCTACAGCTTCAAAGGGGACCGCATCATCATGGAGCCAAAGGAGTCGGTCATCAAGCGGCTCGGCAGGTCTCCGGACAAGTTCGACTCCCTGGGAGTCACGTTCGCATTCCCGATTCAGAAGCAACGGCAGACCCGCGCCGGCGGCAACCGGGCGCTGACCGATCACGACCCACTGGGGGACTAGCATGGAACAGCTGGAAGAACTGGAACAGCCTGCCGAACGGCAGATCATGTCACACCGCGACCTGGGCAAGACGCCTGACGGGAAGTACCTAACCTCGGAGTTCACCTTCTCCGACGATTCCATCCTTACCGTCGATTTTCGTCTGCAGAAGACCCACAAGGGCAGCCGGCAGATGAAGGCCCGGTACCAGAACGACATCCGCGCCCTGGTCGCCTACGGGATGCCGTCCAACGCCCTGGACAAGTTCATCGTCGCCCGGGAGATGGTGGAGCGCCGAGCCGCCGCCGGTCTGACTGTCATCCCGGCAGAGAAAGAGGAGGTCATCGATGAAGACGCTGCTGCTTAAGGTCATTCTGCTTTCTCTCGGTTGCGGCGGCGGACCACCACCGGCGCCAACTGCTCCCGCACCTCCTCCCGATTCCTCTGATGCGGCTGTTGTAGCTGCAAGGGACTCGGAGCGCCAGCGCCAGCGTCAGGCAGCCAGCAACACCGACCTGACTGGCGCCCAGGGCGACACCTCGAAAGCACAGATCGGCGTCAAGACGCTCCTGGGGGCCTGACATGGCAGAGGCGAACCAGCAGGGCCAGAAGGCGGCAAAAACCCCGATGACGATCAAGCAGGGGATGATCAAGCGCCTCAGCATGATGAAGCTGGAACGGTCAACCTTCGACCAGCATTGGCAGTCCATCGCGACGGTGACCTCGCCACGATCGGCGCGCTTCTTCTCCAGCGATCGTAATCGCGGAGAACGTCGCAACCAGGCCATCTATGACGAGACGGCTGTCTTCGCCCTTCGCACCCTTGCCTCGGGGATGATGGCGGGCCTGACCTCGCCGGCGCGCCCCTGGTTCCGCTTCAGCCTGAAGAACCGTGTCCTGCTTAAGAGCTCCACCGTTCGGGCCTGGCTCTTCGAAGTGGAGCAGATCCTTCGCGATGTCTTCAACGGCAGCAACTACTACCAGGCGCTCCCCCAGGTCTACACCCAGCTGGGTGACTTCGGCACCGCGGCGATGATCATCCTTGAGGATGACAAGGACGTGATCAGGTGCCACGCAATGCCGATCGGGAGCTTCTACCTGGCTTCAGACTCCGCCGGGAGGGTCAACGCCCTGTACCGTGAGTACTCGATGACTGTGGGGCAGCTGGTGGATGACTTCGGCTTTGAGAACTGCAGCGTCTCCACCCAGGGGCTCTACAACGCCGGCAAGATCGACGGATGGGTTGAGGTGCTGCACGCGATCGAGCCGAACGATGGCCGGGACTCATCCAAGATCGGCAACAAGAACATGCCCTACCGCTCGGTCCGTATCGAGAAGGCATCTCCTACGGGAGACGAGGTTTATCTCGACTTCAGGGGCTTCGAGGAATTCCCCGTCTGCGCGCCCAGGTGGGAAGTGACCGGGGAGGACATCTACGGATGCTCGTGCCCGGGGATGATCGCGCTGCCGGCGATCCAGATGCTGAACCGGACAGTCAAACTGTTCGACAAGGTCGCCAACAAGATCGCGGACCCGCCCCTGATCGTTGACGCCATGCTGCGCAACGACACCTTCTCGATGATGGCTGGCGGCCTCAACTATATTTCGGGATTGGCGCAGGCGGCCGGCGCAGGGGCCCGTGCGGTGCACGAGATCCATCCGACGACGCTGCAGCCGATTGCTGAGAAGATCGCAGTCCTGCAGAAGCAGATCCAGCGCGCCTTCTTCGAGGACATGATGCAGATGTTCGCAACTTCGGACCTGGGCGACATGACGGCGCGCGAGGTTGAGGAACGTCACCAGGAAAAGCTGCTGATCTTGGGCCCGGTGATGGAGCGCCAGGATGAAGAGCTTCTGGACTGCAGCATCCACCGCACCTTCCGGATTTTGGAGCGCAGGGGCAGGATACCGCCGATCCCCCCCGAGATGAAGGGCCAGCCGATCACCATCGAGTATGTCTCGGTCATGGCCTCGGCGCAGAAGATGGTAGCGACGGCCAGCATCGACCGCCTGGCGTCCTTCGTCGGCAACCTGGCTGCCCAGTTCCCCGAGGCGGCTGACGTCTTCAACGCCGATGCCGCGGTACGAGAAGAGGCTGACTGCCTGGGAACCATCCCCAGTGTGATCAGGAGCGAGGACGACGTTAAGGCGATCAGAGCACAGCGGCAGCAGGCGCAGCAGAAACAGGCGCAGGCTGCTCAGATGGCTCAGATGGCTCCGGCGATGCAACAGGGTGCGGATGCCGCGCGCCTCCTATCCGAGACGGGAGTCGGCGACTCCACGGCGCTCAACAGGATACTTGGCCAATGACCAGAAACCAGCTGAAGAAGAAGCTCAGGCTTGAAGAACTCGACGACATCAAGGTTGTCGCCGGGACCGCATCCGGGCGGCGACTGCTGGCGAGGATCTTCTCCCAGGCGAACATCTTCACTGCGCTTCCCCCGGAGAACCCGCTGATCATGTCCTTCAACGAGGGGCAACGCAACGTAGGGCTGATGGCGATGAACGATCTCCTCGAGGCCGCACCGGAGAAGATCATCACCATCAGGAAGGCGATAGAGGAACGCAGGGAGCAGTACTCCTTGGTCCAGCCGGACGAGGAAGACGAAGACGAAGCATTTTGGAACCAGGAAGTGTAGGACAGGCAGGAGTAGCGCAGGCAGACATTTCGAATCCACTTTTACAAGGAGGTTTAGATGAAAAAGCTCAAGAGGCTGTTGTTGAACATGGTGCTGATGTCCCTGTGCATGGGACTCAGCGTCGAAGGGGAAGGCGCAGCGCCGGCGGCCGGCGGTGATCCTGCTGGCGGAGCTGCTCCTGCAGCTGGCGGAGATCCGGGCGCTGGAGACCCCGGCGCCGGCGGAGATCCCAACCTCGAAGCCGCAGAGACCGCGAGGCTTGAGGCTGCGAGGATTGCGGCGCTCTCCCCCGAGGCTAAAGCGGTAGAGGAAGCGGCAGCCGCATCGAAGGCAGCTGAAGAGGCCAATGGTAGGACGGGTGCTCCCGAGGAATACACGGCCTTCACCGTGCCCGAAGGACAGACCCTTGACCAGGCAGCGCTTGACATGGCCCTCCCCATGTTCAAGGAACTCGGCCTCACCCAGGAGCAGGCCCAGAAACTTGTGGACCTGCAGGCTGTCAACATGGCGAAGGCGACCGAGGCCTTCACCGCGGACAAACAGGCGCGCCGGGATGCGATCGCTAACGACAAGGAGTTCGGAGGGGAGAAGTTCACCGCCTCTCAGGAAGCCGTGGGTCGCGCGCTCAACACCCTGCTCAACGCTGATGAGCAGGCCGACCTCAAGGCCTACATCGACAAGTTCGGCCCCAACCCGACCCTCTTCCGCCTGATGTACCGGGTCGCGACCAAGGCCCTCTCCGAGGACTCCCGGTTCGAACTCGGCGGCCAGGACGGCGTGAAGGCGGTCAACTTCTACCCGAACAGCAACATGAAGTAGCCACGTCAACGGACTTCGGTCCCTACCTCCATTGGCGGAGAACACCGCCCACAAAGGAGATTCACCGGATGAAAAATTTCAAGATCAGCACCGGCATGGCATGGATGGGCCTCATCGCCCTGGTCCTCATCGTCTCGTTCGCCCTGGGCGGGGACGCAACCGCAGCTCTGCTGCCTCATTCCGCAGGACACCTGCCGTCCGGTCTGCAGCTGATCGGATTCGCGGGCGTCACCCTGTCGGCCGTCAACCCGACCATCCTCGACTTCGATAAGAGGATGGACCCCAACGGTCAGGTAGCGACTATCGTTGAGATGCTCATGCAGACCAACGAGGTCCTGGACGACATGACGTTCATCCAGGGCAACCTTTTGACCGGCCACCGCACGACCGTCAGAACCGGCCTGCCGACTCCGACCTGGCGCAAACTGTACGGCGGCGTCCAGCCCGGGAAGTCCACTACCGCGCAGATCACCGACAACACCGGCATGCTGGAAGCCTACGCCGAAGTCGACAAGGCCCTTGCCGACCTCAACGGCAACACCGTTGCCTTCCGCCTCTCTGAGGACGCCGCGTTCATCGAGGGGATGAACATCGAGTTCGCCCGCGTGCTGTTCTACGGCAACGAGGGGACCCAGCCCGAAGCCTTCACCGGCTTCGCCCCGCGCTTCAACACCATCGCTGGTGCTCAGAACGGCCTCAACGTCCTCTCCGGCGGCGGGTCCGGTTCCACCAACACCTCCATCTGGCTCATCTGCTGGGGGCCGCTGACTGCTCACGGCATTCTTCCCCAGGGTTCTGTTGCCGGTCTGAAGATCGAGGACAAGGGTCAGGTCACCATCGAGAACGTCGACGGCGCCGGCGGCCGCATGGAAGCCTACAGGACGCATTACCGCTGGGACGTGGGCCTGACCGTCCGCGACTGGCGTTACATCGTCCGCATTTGCAACGTCGACGTCACCACGCTGACCAAGAACGCAGCGTCCGGAGCCGACCTCATCGACCTGATGGCGCAGGCCATCGAGCTGCTGCCGACGCTCTCCATGGGGCGCCCGGTCTTCTACTGCAACCGCACCGTGAAGAGCTTCCTCCGCCGGCAGATCGCCAATAAGATCGCCGCCGGCCAGCTCACCATGGAGCAGGTGGCAGGCAAGCATGTCCTCACCCTGGACGGCATCCCGGTCAAGCGCTGCGACGCGATCCTCTCCACCGAGGCGACCATCTCCTAACCAGCTGCGCCGGTCTTCGGGCCGGCGCATTACCGTTTTATCCTCTCCAAGGAGGCAGGACCATGATTCTCGACAGCAGACTCGCAATCGCCGTCGCCGCGACTCTGAACACCGCGACCGGCACCAACAACCTGACCAACGTCATCGACCTCTCCACCAACGCCCTGAATGCCGTGCGCGACATGGGGAACGGTGAGCCGGTCTACCTCATCCTCTCGGCGCAGGCCGACATCACTTCCGGCGGTACCGCGACCCTCGCGTTCCAGCTGGTCTCCGACTCGGTAGCAGCTATCCAGACCAACGGCAGCCAGGTCGTGCACGCCGTGTCCAGGACGGTCACCGTCCCCGCCTCGGCAACCGTCGCCACGGGTACCAAGGCCGGCACCATGTTCTGGATCATCGCGCTCCCCCAGGGCGTGGACTACAAGCAGTACCTGGGCGTCCAGCAGGTCGTCGGCACCGCGGTCCTCACCGCCGGAGCGGTCAACTGCCACATCACGGCAGACCTCACCGGATGGCGTCCGTACTCTGACTTCACCTAAAACCTGACGTGGGGAGGGGGCGACCTCTCCCCGCTGTCTTAGGAGCGACCATGCCGAAGATCAAGCTTAAAGAGGACGCCTTCATCGATGGCGTCTACCGTTTCAAGGGGGAGGAATTCAACAACCCCGGACCGGTCCCCCCCTTCGCGGATCAGACGGGACCGGACGACGAGGGCGCCGTCAGCGAGGCGGATGCTTCCGCGTCCCTTGCCGCGGCGAACATCCTCCTGGGCGGGGGTGACCATGTCTGAAAAAGTCAGGGTTAAGCTCACCCAGGACCACTTCTCCAAGGATGGCGTCTACCACTACGCCGGTGAGGAGATCGACCACGAGGGTCCCTTGCCGCACTACATGAAGGAGATCGGGTCGGCCAAGGGCGAAACGTCCAGGAAGGTCGAGTATACCGAAGAGGACCTCCGCAAGAAGCTTGCCGACTACGGGGTAAAGACTGCCCCCCAGGCCGGCATGAAGCGGCTGCTCGAGCAGCTGGCTGAGGCGGAAGGGAGGACGGCATGAAGGACATGAAAAACATGGGAGGGGACTGCTGCTGCTCCCCCTGCGGCGATGGGGCGTCCGGTGATTATCCCTACAACCTGCGCATCAGCCTGACCGATGACCAGATGGAGGCCCTGGGCATCGCCATGCCGTGCGTCGGCGACACCATGAACCTCACTGCTACCGTCCTCGTCGCGGAATGCTCCGACCGGGAGTACTCCGCATGCACCATCCAGATCACCGAGATGGACCTCACCAAGCCGAAGGCCCGCAGCAGCATGTACCCGTCGATGACCGAAGACGGCGAATAGAGCCTGGAGGGTGCCGTGAGTGACGAGCTAACAAACTTCCTTTACGCCCAGGCATTGATAGCCCAGACGAATGTTCCGTCCAGCAGGGCAATCAACGGTCACCCGCTCACTGCTGACGTGGTGGTAAGCGCTTCCGATATCACCACAGGGACTCTCCCCCACGCTCAACTCCCAGCACTGGTTAGCGGAGATATCCCCAACAACGGAGCGAACACCACGGGAACTGCCTCAAACATCACCGGCATCCTCGCGGTGGCTCATGGGGGGACCGGAACGGCGACACCTGGCCTTTCTGTGACCATCACCACGGCAAAACTGACCACCACCGGGGCGAACGGCAGCATGACCTTCACCAATGGCATGCTGACCGCTCAGACACCGGCAACATAGGGGGCATCATGGCATCAGGCATTGTAGTAGCAGCACCTGTCTCAGCGGCAACCCTGGCGGTCACCGTGGCCTCGGCGCGCCAGGCGATCACCAGTAATCTCGTATCGGTCTATGCCGACGGCGACTGCTTCATCAAGTTCGGGGACGTTACCGTCGTGGCGGCCAGCACCGATTACTTCCTTCCGGCGGGGAACCTGCTCTTCTTCGACACCTCGGCAATAGCGACCGTCCCGACCTACATCGCGGCGATCTACTCGACCGCCAACTGCAACCTGCGGATCGGTAACTTCCGGTGAGAGGGCTTTCCGGGATACGACCTGCAGGGGTCGCACCAGGTCCGGAGCTGGTCTCTAACGGAAACTTCGCTACGGACACGGTCTGGACCAAGGGAGCAGGGACTACCATCCCGGGCGGTAGCTTGAGCATCAACTCCGCCGGGGTCACCAATAACTACCAGGCGCTACCTGGTAACCCGATTCACGCAGGCTGTCACTACCAGGTCACCTACACCATCACCGGATATGTGTCCGGAACTATCGCCCTGCTCCTTGCCACCGGGACATCGGGTGCAATCAGGTCGAGCAACGGGACCTTCACCGAACGCCTCTTTGTTACCTCGGTGGGCTCTCAGAACTTCAACCTGCAGGCGCAGGCAGGCGGGTTCGTTGGGTCTGTCTCGTCCGCCTCGTGTAAAAAAGTGCCGTAAACCAACCCAGGGGGAATCCTGATGCAATCTCCAGCTCAGATATGCAACATCGCACTCGGCCGCGTCGGATGCCAATTTTTCATCAACTCCATCGATCCGCCCGACGTCTCCCAGGAGGCGCGAGTCTGCGCGATGGTCTACAACTACGTCCTGGAGAAAGCCCTTCAGGATTTTCCCTGGCCCTTCGCTAACAAGGTCGTTCTCCTACAGGACATCGGCTCCCCCCTAGCGCCCTGGGGCTATCGTTACCGGTATCCGGGCGACTGTCTTACCCTCAAGCGGGTTTTCCCTGATGGCGGCGTACCGGTCTATGGCGTGGCTTCGAAGACCGCGGGCGTCCCTTACCGCACAGTGAGCGATGACACCAGCGATGCACGGTCGATTCTCTGCGACTATTCCCAGGTCTACGCCGATTACACCGCCCGGGTCACCAATCCGAATCTGTTCCCCCCGGCATTCGTTAATCTGCTCGCCTGGGGGATCGCGGCTGAGATAGCCACTCCGCTGTCAGCCGACCCGAAATATGCGCAGTCGGCGGCCGCAACCTACAAGAACGTCCTGGCCGAGGCCGGCGCTCTATCGGCGAACGAGAATCAGCAGGACCCTGAGGGCGACTGCGACCTCGATGCAGCGAGGAACACATAATGGCCGGCCAGGGAATAGTGCAGGCGGCATTCACCGCGGGGGAACTCTCGCCCTCCTTGTGGGGCCGGGTCGACTTCAACAAGTATTACTCCGGCGCTAAGATGCTCCGAAACTTCTTCATTCGGCAGCAGGGTGGAGCTTCCAATAGGCCTGGGAGCAAGCTGGTAACCGAGACGAAGTACTCTGCCGGGAGCATCGTTAAGATGATCCCGTTTCAGTTCTCCCCGACCCAGTCCTATATCCTGGAATTCGGCGAGCTCTACATGCGCGTCATCATGAACGGCGGCTACGTTCTCTCCGGCGGAGTCCCGGTAGAGATCACAACCATTTTCCACGCCTCCGATCTAGCACTGGTCAAATTCACACAGAGTTTTGACGTCATGACACTGGCCCATCCTAGCTACCCAGTGCAGCAGCTCTCCCGGCTCTCGCACATCTCGTGGACCTTTGCCCCCTTCAACAACGTCCACGGGCCATTCCGGGACATCAACATCGATAAGACCCTGACCATCCACGCGGACGGCGTAATCGGGACCGTGAATCTCACAGCGGATCTCGATACCTTCAATTCCGACATGGTTGGACTCATGCTCTACATCGAGCAGAATCCGGATTACGGGATCTCAAAGTGGCAGGTGCAGGCCGCGATCACGATCAACTCGAAGGCTAGGTCAGGGCAGAACTACTACCAGGCGGTCTCTACCGGGACAACCGGGACGACGCCTCCCAGCACGCTAGAGGGAACCGAATATGATGGTTCCCCTGGGGTAGGCTGGCAGTACCTCCATTCCGGCTTTGGTATCCTGCTCATCACAGGGTTCACCGATACGAAACATATCCAGGGGACGGTGCTCAGCCGTCTGCCCGACTCCCTAGTCACCGCGAACTACACTAAGCCGGTAACGGCTGCCGTCTCGGCCGGTAGCGGGTATGTCTATGTCACCTGCGCAGGGCACGGGTTCACCTCTGGCCAGAGCGTGGCGATATCGGGCGTCCTGGGGATGACCGACCTTAACGGGACCTGGACACTTGATCAGGGGACCTCCATTTTCGGACTAGGGTTCTTGTGGGATGCGAACCATTTTGTCGTTAAGCTCACGACTGCCCAGGTATACACCTCTGGCGGCAGCGCGGTAATGTCCGCCTATGCCATGCCGGCGTATAAGTGGGCACTTGAGGCATGGGGCTCGACTGACCAGTATCCCGGCACAGTTGCCTACTTCCAGCAGCGCCAGATCTTCGCCGGCTCCCCCGGGCGGCCGCAAACCTTCTGGCTCTCCACCTCCGCCGGCTACACCGATTATGCCCAGTCGGTGCCTCTGCAGGACAATGACGGCTACAACTACACGATCGCGACCAAGGGCCTTGAGGAGATCCGCCACCTGGTGGACCTGACTAAGCTCCTGATGTTCACCTCGGGCGGTGTCTGGGTAGTCAACGGCAACAGCGACGGGACGCTGATCCCCTCGGCGACCAGCTCGAAACGCCAGATCAACGACGGAGCTAACCACCTCGCCCCCCTGGTGATCGGTTCGGAGGCGCTCTTCGTCCTGGATAAGGGCACGCAGATCAAGTCGGTCGGCTATAACTGGCAGAAGGATACCTTCCTGGGCAACGACCTGACGGTCATGTCGAACCATCTCTTTGAGAACAACCAGGTCGTCGCATGGGCATTCCAGAAGGTTCCCTACAGCTGCGTATGGGCTGTGCGAGATGACGGAGTGATGCTGAGCCTTACCTACCTGGTGGAGCAGGACGTGATTGCCTGGTGTCCGCATGATACCGATGGATTCTATGAGGACGTCTGCGTCGTCACCGAGGGGCAGGAAGACGCCCTCTACGTCACCGTCAGGCGCAACATCGGCGGAGTCGATCATCGGTTCATCGAGCGGTTCCAGAGCCGTCTCTTCAAAGACCCGACTGACGCTTTTTTCGTGGACTGCGGGCTTACCTACTCGGGCGCGCCGGCAACGGTTATCTCCGGGCTTGACCATCTTGATGGGAAAACGGTTTCCATCCTGGCCGACGGCTGCCTACGACCCCAGCTCGTGGTTGCTGGCGGATCTATCACCCTGGATGTACCAGCATCAAAGGTGCATGTCGGGTTGTCTTTCTGCTCGACCCTGGAGACTCTTGACCTATCGGTTCCCCAAGGCGACACCGTCGTACACCAAAAGAATGTCAACCAGGTGACCGCCCTGGTGCAGGAGACCGCCGTAGTTCATGCAGGTCCGAGCGTTGATCGTCTCATCCCCTTCCGGACCCCGCCTCCGGTGAACTATGGCGCGCCGATCGCGCTGGTCACAGATCAGGCACAGATCAGGATCGCGTCGAGCTGGAGCAAAGGGGGGAACATCGTGATCCAGCAATCGGACCCGCTGCCGATCACCATTCTCGCCCTTGTCCCGTCCGTGACAGTAGGAGGTTCCTGATGGACCGGAGAATCGTTCCTGCAGAGGTGAAGCACTTGACGGCCATGGCGGGTCGCCTGCGCGCCGAGGATGCCCGGGAACTCGAGGACACCTACGGCGAGAACCCTTACTTCGTCCTGGGGCAGAGCTATGCCGCATCGGTGCTCTGCTGGGCGGCCGTGGTCGACGGCGAGACGATCGCGATGTTCGGCGTCACCCCCCGCGGCCCAGCTGGGCAGGGGCGCCCCTGGATGATCGGTACCAAGGATCTCGACCGGCACCGCTTCAAGTTCAGCAAGGGGTGCGCCGCGGTGGTTCAGGAGATGCTTGACACCTTTCCTTCCCTGGAGAACGTGGTGGACTGCCGCAACCGGAAGACGGTCCGCTGGCTCAAATGGCTGGGGTTCGACTTTGGCCAGGTCATTCTAGTCGGACAGAAGAATGTCCCTTGTCAGATTTTCACCATGGAGAAACGATGAACGACCTCACAAAGGATCCAGCTGAAATGCAGGCAAAAATCGTGGCACTCGAGCAGGAGATGCTGCAGCATCCCGAGGCTCATCTCGCCCTGGAGCCGGTGCACCACTTTTCCAAAGGTATCTACGCCCGGGAGCTTCTCATCCCTGCAGGAGTACTTCTCACCGGGAAGGTTCACAAGCACGAGAATCTGAACATCGTCAATGGAGATATCACGGTCTGGACGGACGAGGGGATGAAGCGCCTGACGGGCCATCATATCCTAGTCTCGGCGCCGGGAACGAAGCGGGTCGGCTACGCTCACGCCGATACCATCTGGACGTGTGTTCACGCAACCGAATCCACCGACCTCGAGGAGATCGAACGACTGATGGTCTGCGACAGCTTTGATGAGTACCAGCAATTTCTACAAGGCCCTGCTGAGATGCAGGCTCTGGAGGTTTGACATGTCATGGTTAATGGTCGCAGTAGGCGTCGCGGCGGTGGGGACGAGTATCAGCGCCTACTCCGCGGTTGCGGCGGGACAGAACGCCAAGGAGACCGCGGACTATAACGCCAAGGTCCAGCAGAACTCGGCACTCGACGCGGAGCAGCGCGGGGCCCAGGCAGCGATGGAGCATCAGGACAAGGTCCGAAGGCTGATCGGCACCCAGATCGCGGACACCGCCAGCAATGGGATGATGACCAATACCGGAGCTTCGCTCAACATCCTGACGGACACGGCGGGCTTCGGGAAGCTCGACGCGCTGAAGCTTCTCAACAACGCGGGAAGACAGGCCCAGGGCTATAACGACCAGGCAGGCCTCCTCAAGGTTCAGGGTGATAACGCTTCGACCGCCGGATCTCTGAATGGCAGCGCGGCGGTGCTCGGCGGGGTATCCAGCGGGATAAGCGGTTTCTATTCGACCAAAGCAGCCATAGCGATGGGCAATCAAGGGTAAAGGGAGTTCACGATGGCATTCATTCCGACGTATGACACCTCTCAGGTCCAGACCACTCCGGTCTCGACTCCGCAGGCACAGGCCGCCGGCCCTGACACTTTTGGCGCCAGCCTCGGCAAGTCGCTGGAGGTGACGTCTCAAGCGCTCATGGCGGCTAAGCTACACACCGACCACGCGCAGGCGATGAACGGCGTCAATGACGGTCTCAATAGGCTTCAGCAGCTTGCCAAAAGCACGGACGTAGATCCCGATACCAACCAGCCGATGGGGTACCTGAACCGTCAGGGTCCCGCTGCAGACGGAATCGGGCAGGAGTTCAAGGCAGACTGGGAAGAGAACGTCAACGACATCAGGGACGGGCTCCAGAATGACGAGCAGCGTACGCTGTTCGACCGTGCCATGCAGAAGCACGTCCTGGCCTACGATACCGCTATCAATGAGCACGAGTGGAAGCAGAAGCTGGATCTGAGCGGGGCGACCACCAAGGCGACTATGGATCAGTCGCTTAACAGCATCTCGCAGAACTACAACATTCCCGAGCTGGTCAGCACGCACATCGATGCCGGCATTTCGGCCATTCAGACCAACGCGGCGCTGAACGGTTTCAAACCCGATGACCCAGTCGTTCAGAACCTAGTTCAGCAGTATGAGTCCTCAGCGCAAAAGACCGTCATCGACAGCTACGTCAAGACCGGTCAAGCGACTATGGCTATGAAGTACTTCGAGGAATTCGACAAGGGAGAGCCGGCCACGGATGACGAGGGGAAGCCGATTCCCGGTACCGAAGGGTCCGTATTCACCAAGCAGGACCGGGAGCAGATCCTTTCCTACCTGAAGCCCTTGTCCGACGCTCAGCGCGTGGCCTCGGCCGCCGACACCTATTACCAGCAGGGTGGAGACGTGATCGGCGCGCTCGGCAAGGATAAGGAGGCTTTCCCTGACGATCCTGTCATGCAGCAGGAGTTCCGCTCGGCGGTGCTCGCTCGATCTGCGCAGTATCAGTCGGCGGTAGGGGAGACGGTCAAGAGCGCCTCTAACACCGTCTATCAGGCGATGATCGCCAATCCGGATCAGACCCTCGACCAGCTGGCCAGCGATCCGAAGGTTACCGGAGCAATCCAGACCATGACCCAGTACGGCGCCCAGAATCTGCAGGCGATCAAGACCGCCCTGGACACGCAGGCGACTAAGGCCCAGGGTGACACCCTCATTCAGGCGATCGACACGAAGCTGAACGCCATGACGGCGGCAGGACAACACCCCGGCGCGGCTATCTCCAGCTGGCCGGAGTTCAAAAGTCTGGACGCACTGGATGCCGAACGCGCGAAGCAGCTCCTTGAACATGAAGTGGGGCAGCAGAATGTAGCTGCGTCTCAGCGTAAGTCTCTTGCCCTAATGGACCAGCAGGCCCAGTTGCTACGTCAGCAGCAGACCCAGCAGGCGAACTTCACCAAGATCATCGCCAACCCCCAGCTGCTCCAGACCGCGAGCCCGATCGGCCTGCGCGCTACCGGTCAAATTGACGCCGAACAGGCCTCGATGCTCGATGCGCTCCAGAAGAAGAACGACGCCCAGGCGAAGGGACAGCCGGTCAGTTGGTCGCAGGATCAGATCAACCGAAGCGTTAAAGGTCTGCTGGGTTACAAGGGAACCCTCAACCCCGATCAGGAGCAGATCACCGAGTCGGCGTCAAGCAGTCTCGGGATGTATCTCTTCCGGCGCGAGCAGGCGGCCAGCGGTCCCCTCAATTCCATCCAGGTCGAGCAGGCTGTCCAGGACTGGGCGAAGACGCCAGCCGCGATCACTCCGTTCTGGGGGGACACCTCCAAGACGGTCCCGATGATCGAGGCACTCAAGTCTCCCGACCGGTTCCTCGGAACGGCTGACGCCTACAGCCAGGTCATCACTGTGGCGAGAAAGAACGGGATCAAACTCACCGTGGACCAGGCGCGCAAAGCAGCTGCAGGCGTTACTGCAGGAGGTTTGAAGTAATGGAAGATACCGACGTCCTTTCCATCATCAACGGGGTCACCGGGCAGAACCAAGCCGCGACTGCAGCGCTCCCCGCCGCCGTCTCCCTCGCCGCACAGTCCGGGATCTCTCCGGATACCGAGGCGGAATGGCAGCGCATGAGCAAGGCCTCCGGAGTCCCGGTCAACCTGATCCGTAACGGGGCCCCGGTCAAACTGATGCAGCTGCAGCAGCAGGCGGCAGAACTCCCCTCGACCGCGCCGGCTACCGCCGCACATCTCGCTAATCCTGACAACGCGGCAGTCGCCTACGATGACGCCGGGAACCTATCCGGCATCGAGCAGGCTATTCAGAACTGGGTGGTTAATCCCATCAAGGGCTTCATGCCCCGGCTGGCGCAGAAGGTCGGCGGCTTGCAGCAGATGATCGGGGAGTACCGGGCGACCGCGCCCTCCTTTTACGAAAACGAGCAGGAGAACGGACAGGCGCTCGCCGAGCAGGGCCGCGCCCTGGTGACCGGATCGCAGGATGACCTGCGCGCAACTGCGCCGAAGGACTTCGGGGGGGAGCTCATCCAGGGCATCGTGGACATGGCCCCGGCGGTCGTACTGGCACCTCTCACCGGAGGTAGCTCGATCATGATGGACATGTCCCTCGGGGGAGCCGGATCAAAGTACGCCGCGGAGCGTTTGCGGGGGGCGAGTCCTGAGGATGCGACAACGTCGGCCACCGCGAGCGGAGCACTCTACGCGGCCACCAGCCTGCTTCCCGTTCACTTCCTGCTCAAGCCTGGCATGAGTCTCCTGAAGCGCACCGTGGCTACCACCCTTGCTAACACCCTGGGAATGGATGCGGCGGAAGCCGGAAGTCTCCTGGTGGACAAAGCAACCGTTAGCCCCAACATGACCCTGCAGGACGCCATCAACGACATCGGCCGGACCACCGCCATGGGGCTTGCCCAGGGCGCTGTCATGCCGATGATGACGCATCCCTATGAGCATGCCCTGCAGACCTACCGGGACAACGCCTATCACAAAAGTACCGGGCTCTGGCCTCAGGCCGACTTCGGGCAGATGTCGGTGGAGGACCTCTACAAGGGGATGGAGAAGAAGCCCAACATCTCCAGTAAGGAACTGGAACAGATTCAGAAGGATAACCCCTACACCGAGACGAAGCTCCCGACCGCGATGTACTCGCTGGTCATGCAGATGCCGGGGGGGAGCCGGGAGGACGCGGAGATCAGCCGCGTGAAGCAGACTGCATCATTTCTCCTCGACGCCGGTGAACAGGTCCAGAACTCGAAGCTCAACCAGCGCCTTCCCGAGCAGATGCCCGACCTGGTCAGGAAGATGATGGATGAGCACGGCGCGCAGTCCGATGTTTATGTCCCGGTCGAGAAGTGGAACGAGCTCTTTCAGTCTGCCGGCATCGATCCGGCCGAGGCAGCGGAGACCACGCTGAGCGACCCTTCGCGCTATTACGAGGCACTACACACCGGCAGCGACATCGCGATCCCCGTTGAGGAGTACGTGACGAAGCTGTCGGGACTCGACCAGTACAAGGATCTGGTGCAGAACACCCGGGAGAGTCTGGGCGGGATGACGCCGGCGGAGTCTGCCGACTTCGAAACGACGAAGGAGCAGCGCCTCAAGGAATATCTGGACCAGGCGGACGCGGCTCACGCAGCTGATGCGCCGGCGCGCCAGGTCTTCGCCGATGCCTACCAGCAGCTGAAGGAAGTCCACGGCGCGGATGCGGCTAAGAAGCAGGCAGAGATCATCGCGGCGAATGCGCGCACGCAAGCTGCAGGGAGGAATGAGGAGAGGGTCCGGAACGGGCTGGAACCAACACATGACGCTTGGTCCTACTACCAGGAACACCCGCTAAAGATGGAGCGGATCACCGGAGCCAAGGCTGCAGGTAGCGACCTGCAGGGGCAGAGAGAGTTGCACCAGGAGAAGATCTCGGATGCCGGCGCACAAATGGGTGAGCTCCACGACATGGCCGTGGGTGAATCCAACACCAATAAGAAAATTGACATCGCCCCTGTGCCCGACTGGAAGGTCTCAGCGGTTGCTCCGTCGATCGATATCGCCGGTTATCACCACCAGGCTGACATGTATTCAGTGAAGCATATCCTGGCCCAGCATGGGAACGCTAAGAGAGAGGAGGCCCGCGGCCAACTCGTCATGAGGCCGGAAGATATCAAAGCTATCCCGGAGGTTCTTCTTTCCCCCGACGCTATCGCGCACGGTGCCAAGAATAGCCGCGGACAAGACTTGATCGCCTCGGTGAAGCGGATGCCTGATGGGACTCTGATGGTAGTGGAAGAGGTTAGAACGGGGAAGAAGACGCTATCTTTGGCGAGTGCAAGAAGGTATCCCGCCGCGAAAGATTCTGATTCGGTTGCCCGAACCCTGCTCTCTAACGCCCATGGCGACGGCGGGAATCCCGAGATAATAGTATCGCACCCTCCTGAAGACGTCAAGGCTCTCTACCAGGGCGGCGACGATCCGCGCGCCAGCCTCTCTTTCTCTCCGGATCATCCCGGCTTCAACATGAAGTTCTTCGAGCATGCGGATCTCTCATCCTTCCTGCACGAGACCTCCCACATGTTCCTGGAGCGCATGGCGCGCGACGTTGAGCACGAGGACGCCCCGCAACAGTTGAAGGACGACTTCCAAGCGATCCTGACCAAACTGGGCGCCAAGGACTACGCCTCCCTGACCACCGAGCAGCATGAGGCGTTCGCAAAGATGGGTGAGGCCTACTTCGGGGAAGGCAAGGCGCCATCTCCGGAGCTGCAGGGGGCGTTCACGCGGTTCAGCCTCTGGCTCTCCGAGGTCTACCGGAAGATGAAGACCTACTTCTCCGACGTGAAACTCTCCGATGATGTACGTGGCGTCTTCGACCGGCTGCTCGCTACCGACGAAGAGATCGCGGCCGCCAGGAAGCAGCAGGGTTACCAGCCGCTCTTTGCCACGGCCGAGGACATGGGCGTCAGCAAGGCGGAGTTCGACGCCTATGCAAAGATGGGCGCCAAGGACATGCAGAAGGCTCACGACAAGCTGCTCGGCGACATGCTGAAGGAGAAGACCAGGGAAACCACCAAGTGGTGGAAGGAAACTCTCGACAAGAAGAAGGAAGAGGTGACCGCCGAGGCGCAACGGGAACCGGTGTATCAGGCATTCGAGGCACTGACCAAGGGGAAGGAGTTCAACGGGGAAGATTTTCCCGTCAAGATGGACCGTCAGGCCCTAGTCGACATGTACGGCGAAGAGTTCGTCAAGGGGATGCCCCGCGGCTTCGGACGCATGTACGCGCGGGAGGGTGGCGTTTCTCCCGACGATATAGCTCAGCACTTCGGGTTCTCCTCCGGAGACGAGATGCTGAAGCGGATGATGGAGGCGCCCAGGATGAAGGATTACGTCCGGGATGAGGCCGCCCGCCG